ATTTAAAAGACCAAGGTGTGGCGGAAGGCTTCTTAAATGAAGCCAACAGTCTAAAAGGCACTATAGACAGCATCGTGGTGCATGGTGAGGCTATCGCACAGATATATGAACAGATGAAGTCGGCCGCTAAGAAATATGTGGATAATCACGGCGAGCTGAAAGGATTCAGCATGGTCGCTGCTGGTATCGGATCACGCTGGTTCCAGTCATTCTATTTCAACAAACTACAGAACGAACTCTATGCCCTGGTCAAACAGGCACCTAAATACTCTCCACTCCTGCTGGATTTCCTCAAGTCGGAAGATTCCAAGTCATTCGGTAGAGTAGCAAAAGGTCTCCCGGGTATCCTGGAACAGATAGGATCAAAACTGGGCAGCCAGGAACTGATGCGTTTCGGAAAACATTGGGCACAGCGCCGTAGCGATTACCAGGCATATCTCAGCGGTCTTGAAGACGATGATGACTACGATGATGTTCCTCAAGAAAAGAAACCTAAGGATACAACACAGGGTCAACAAAATGCACAGGCGGCGGTGTTGATCAATCAAGGAATTAAAGATCATATACCTGCCAAATATCAAGGCGAAGTTAGGAATATGATCAATCGTTTACCTATGGAAAAAAGGATTATAGCACTTCAACAGGCTATAGAAAAATTCAAGGGTATGAATGAAAGTAAGCAAGGTGTGGCGGAAGCACTGGTTATTCCAGATGCCCTAATACAAGGGCTGGCTAGGAAATTCCCCCAATATGCTAACAATAGACCACAGTTAGAAAAGATGGCCGCTGAAATATTAAAGAAAAAAGCCAATCCTCGACTATACCAAAAACCAGTACAACGGATCGGAGGAGTTACTATTCCTAGAAACCTTCCAGTAAAGAGCCCGTATGATACCGATCTAGATGAAAATCATTGCGTGCCTATCGGCGAAGAACTAGAAAGCATCATGGCTGGCCTAATCTCAATCATAGAGTCAAAACATGGACGAGCTTGATCAGATACGCAAGTTAGCTGGTATAAACGAGTTCAAAGGTTATCAGCCCTATGACCCAGGCAGTAACATCAGCATAACGGGCAACGAAAAGGCACAACTGATGAAGCAACACAACATACAACCCGGAACTCCAGCTTGGTTCAAATTATGGTTTAGCCGCCCCTGGATGACATCAGAGAAGCCTATCTAAACTGCTAAATACATGACCATGGATAAACTAGTTCAACTCACACGTATTGGTTTCGCAACCACATTCAGTTTTTATCAAAAGACTCACAGTTTCCACTGGAACGTAGAAGGATCAGACTTCTACGAATATCACAAACTATTCGAAGAGATCTATAACGAAGTCTACGGTGCTATAGATGCCTATGCTGAGAATGTCCGAAAACTAGGTGGTTATATGCCTACCAGCTATCATACGCTCAGCATGCTCACAAAGATCGAAGATGAAGATCGCGTGCCTACAAAAGATGAAATGATACAGGAACTGCTACAAGACAGCGATCGCATACAGATCGTCTTAAAGAAAAACTACGATGCCGCAGAAGCTGCCGGTGAACACGGACTATCAAACTTCCTCGCCGAGCGGCAAGATGCACATAAGAAGCACGCTTGGTTCCTCAGGGCCAGTCTCAAAGGACAATAACATGCGGGCTCGTGAGTTCATTGTTGAGCGTACCGGAGTCACTCATCCACATCACGATGCTGTGCATCAGGGATTCAGCAAACAGAGAGATCCAGGTGGATACTACCCAACCTATCATCAATATAGAACAGGTATGGCTGTGGGCATGGCCGACGGCAGTGATGACAAGATCGACATAGATCACGAAAGCTGGATGGGCCCATATTGGACATTCCATCCCTATACAGACAAAGAACACGACATGATCAAGCAGGTGACAAAATCTATACCTACAGAATATCATCAGGTACGCCCGAGAACACCCAGCGTAGAACCAGAGGACACACATACAGTCAGTCCTGTGGCCAATTGGAATACAGGTAAATAGTACATTATGAGAGCAAGAGAATTTATCGTAGAAGGCGACACCCCGGCTAATCCAAAGCACATGGCAGCAGATCACGTGACTGCCATAAAAGGAGCTGTATCGCTTCCGGATATCAGCATGAACAAATCCAACGGTAGTCCTTATCTACAGTATAGATTCGGTCTAGCCATGGCAGGTGCTCCAGACTATCCTACTAAGGCTGCAGGTGCCTTTGCAGGCGACCCCCTACTGTCAACTTATACAGATGTCGAACTAGAGATCATCAATGCCGCGGCCAAAATGGTTGGCGCTGGTCCTGTAAAAAGAGTGACAGATAATCGCAGTACAGAGTTGGATAATACCAATACTCGTAGTCCTGTAGCAGATTGGATGAACAAGAACAATGACTAATGAATTTAAGAAAATCTCCGGACAACAAGAAACACGCTATGTGCTAGAAAGTGGTACAACAGGCGGTACTAGTACAGGAGGGCTGGGTGGTAGTATAGCCAAACCCATGGGCGGTATGCAACGACGTGCTACCTTAGTGACCTCAGAAGACGACAAGCTGAAACAGAAACCACGCCAAGGTCCTCTACGCACACAGACAGGTGGCGGTAAGCATAAAGATAAAACTAAAACTATTCCACGCAAAGAGAAATATAAAAGAGCCTTAGCTGAACTAGCCATGACTCCTGGTAATGAAAAGGTCTCTAAAGAGATCAATAGATTAGCACAGATGTATCCAGGCATACCTCCAGAACAGGCGATTTATATAGAATTAGGAAAACAGAATGCCACTAATCAACAACAAGGTCAAGAAATTAGACAGCTGTCGAGAACAGCTATAGGATTAGGAAAAGACTTATCAGAAAAAGAAAAACGTTTCCGAGATATCGATGCGAGACTAAAGAGTGGAGAAATCACCCAAGACCAAGCCGATGAAGAGCGCAGGCAGGTTGAGAAAGAATATCCAGGAGCAGAACGCCAGACAGCACCTGCAGTTAAAAAATCCGATAAAACAAAATCTCAAAAAGAACCAGAAAAAACCAGTGAGCCTAGAACAAAGAACGATAAATCAGTAGAGATGCCTAAAAACATCCGGAATGTACAAACAGTCGAACCCGGTGAAACTCCTCAAGCAACTCCAACTGTTCAACCAGAACCAAAAATTGTTCAACCAGAACCAAAAATCGATCGAGGAGTCGGCCTAAGCCACATGGCTCAACAGCTAAGGTTAAAAGATTTACCAAGTACTATGTATGTTGGAAAAGATAATTCTGAAAAGAAAACTACCAAAGCCACCGCCCCAACAGTTGCCTCCACAGCCAACGATCAGGAATTTACTGATCCAGCTGATAGTGCTGCCAGACTGCTTGAACAAGCATCGCAACCGTCCTGGAAAACAGAAGGTGATCCAAATCAAGGTGCCTATAATCTCACTCGATTGGCCCGTGCCTGGAAAGCAAGATTGCCATCAGTGGACATACAGTATGGACAAAATAAATCATTGAGATTTACACGGGCACAGGTATTTGCCATCATGACAACCATCGGAACCATACAACAGATGGGCGGTGATGTCGAAGAGTCCATGGACAACTTCAAAAAAATACTGGCCGATAGAGAGCTCACTGTACAATGGTTAAAACATCCAGAAGTACAGGAATTCGTAAACAATTACCCAAAATGGGAAGCTCAACAGCTGGCCAAACAACAGAATCAACCACAGAGAGATCTATTGTCTCCTAGCGAACCAGAACAACAAGAATTATTCCGTGACTCGTACTTATTTGATTTATCAAACAGACTGGCAGAAGAATTAGATACTGTAGAAGCATACGAGAAAAAGACCGCTGGTGAAAAACTAGCCAAGCGTGTGGAAAAGCATAAAGACGAAGCAGGACGAGATCTAGAATTCCAACGCCGTCAGCAGGCATTGAAAGGTATAGGGGATCGCATGAAGCCTAAAAACCAAGATACAACAGAAGCATGGAGTGAAAAATACAAACGCAGTATCAACTGCTCACATCCAAAAGGATTCAGTCAAAAGGCTCACTGTGCCGGCAAGCGCAAACACAATGAAGATTTCTCAATGGAGATGACCTGTCCAGATTGCGGTATGTGTGAAACACACGGCGATAACATGATGGAAGTTAAACAACGTCTAGATGCTCGATGCTGGCACAACAAAAAGATAGGTAAACCTGCTACTAAAATAAAAGGCAGAGTTCGTGTCAATAATTGTGTGCCTAAAGAAGGTGTGGCGGAAGGCTTCTTAAATGAAGCATCGTCAGATGAAGCGTGGGAATTGGTAGGACAACCTGTGCCAGAAATACAACAATTTGTCAAACAAATGGGATACGGTAATGATGAACAAAGTGTGGAAAAAATAACACCTATTATTGATAGAGCGTCATCTACACAAATACCTGCCGCAAGCATTCCTAAATTAAAAAATCTTGCCAACAAAGGCAACGATGCTCAAACATTGAAAGCAATCCAACAGATTAGTGGCAGACCAGATGCAGAACAACAATATATAAAACTGATGCAGGCCCGTGATGCAGGTGAGGGACGCCAGCGTGATATAACTGGCTACATCCAATATGTCAAATCTGGAAACTACGACCCACCAGTGCTATTGAAATTACCTACAGGTGTTTATGTAATTGGTGGTAGAACACGGCTCTATGCCGCATTAGCACTAGGTGTTCCTGCTAATGTAAAAATTATCAGTGCTAACAGTTTTAAGCAAGGTGTGGCGGAAGATCAGTTGGATGATCTTCGTAACAATCCATGGCATGTGACCGACGTTGACACCGTAAGCGAAACAGATTTTGAAGTAGTACTACAAGGTCCCAACAACCAGCAGTTGAATTTTATCATACGCCCAATTGATTTTATAGAACAGCAACACCAGCGTTTCCAAATTGACAGCATGGATGTTAGAGACCTACAGTCAGGTAAAACCATGCATTGGTTCAGCGGCGATGTTCCAGATCAATGGTTACTGATATTTGATGCTATAGACACATATTTCTGGATGAACAAGCCGCTACAAAAACAACTAAGAAAGATCATTGACTACTACTTAGAAGGAGGCGAACAAGGAAAAGAGCCCGACCATATGCCGGGACTACCAAAAGATGTAAACGTTTATCATAGTTTTGGAAGTCCCAATGCTATTCCAGCAGATCGTTTCATTAAAGCCCACCAGGATATGAAAAAGGTCACTGGACAGGATCTGGACCAGCCAGGTGTGTCAGAAGAAGCTGGACCTGTGCAGGCCAGAGCTGTTGATGCCAAAGGCCGCACTCAGCAAGAATGGATGGCTTTAGTCAAGAGCAAGTTTCCTACTGCTAAAATCATGCAGGCTAAAATGATCGACGGTCCGTGTTTTGCTACCTTGCCCGACGGTAAAAAAATAAGTTGGACGAAAGTAGATAAAGGTGTAGCGGAAGGTAAGTTAAATGAATTGTTCAATCCCAACAGTTCTTATCCTATTGAAACAAAAAAGATAGATTTTCGAGACACAGAAGTAAGTGCCACTACTCAAGACGGTAGAAAAATAACTTGTTTAATGAGATATGATCCTAGGCTTCAAATAAAAATTATGAGCATTGACTTTAATGTCAATGGACAGGTGCAATTAACAGGTCAGGGAGATGCTACAAAAATTTTGACCACTGTGGTAGAAGCAGTGAAAAAACAGGTGGCACAAATTGATCCAGAGTATTTGATATTTTTAGCTGATTCACAACATCAAGGAATTTATTCTGCTATGGCACGTAGATTAGGCGGGGACTATCAACGCATGAAATACCGGGATGCCCCGGCTATTTTTAAGTATTATACACAAGGCATGGATCCTAATGCAGTGTTTATTCTACACAACACCACCATTGAGGAGCAAGGTGTGGCGGAAGGTGACGAGTATAATGAATACTCAGACGAAGTAGATATGGTAGAAAACAATCTACTGACAATCATACGTGCCTGTAAAGAACTAGCAGACACATTAAAGTCAGGTGAAAACTTACCAGAATGGGTAGAAGAAAAGATATCCATGAGCAAACAGAACATGGTCACAGTATCAAACTATCTACAGAGCCAACATGCGCAGGGTCATATCTATGATGAAGATCACTCCACAGCCACAGGCGGTTGGGGTCAGGCAGCGAGACCAGCTATAGATGTATCAAGCAAGTTGATAGGCAATGGTCACGATGATCGTGCTATGGAAGCCATGTTGCCGGCCAGCGTGTTCGCAGGTAGCAAGAAGAATAAACTAGGTCCAGCAGGCCAATGGCGCAACAAGGGTCCTAAAAAGAACTCTCCAGCCCGTGCAGGTGATCTAGTAGGTGGTGCTGCCGAAAGTATACAGAGAGAAGCAACACGCCGCGATCTAGACAGCATCTATCAATCAGTAGGACAGCAGGCAGAACCAGGAACTGGCAAGGCCATAAACCTCGGTCGCCCGGCTCCAGCCAAATCCGATACAGGTAAAAGTTGGGCATGGTGGTGGGGCGCCTATATCGCAGCCAATGGCATGGGCATGACACGTCCACCTTATACAGACCCAGAAAAGATAAAAGATTATACGCTAGGTAAAAATGCCGCCGGAGCACAGGTAGGTGATTTTAATACCAAGAAAGGCATGCTACAGTTAAACAGACCAGCAGGTCCTATAGATACCAATGGATTGGCCCTGCGACCTGAGATCATACAGAGAGCCGAGAAACTATTTCCAGATCGCACACCAGAAACAACTATACCAGCTCCAGCAGGATCTGTAGGTGCTGTATCTATCAACAATGTAAAAAACATGGCCATGCCCTACAGTGCCGCCAAGCGAGAATCAACTGAAAACTATCTCAATCGTCTTCAGGAAAAGCTAGATCGCGAAGTTGACGAGCGTTCAGTTAGTCAAGCACAGGCACAGATGATGGCAGCAGCCGCTCATAATCCTGCTTTCGCAAAGAAAGTTGGTATCAAGACTAATGTGGCCAAAGAGTTCAATCGCGCTGACACAGGAAAAGATATTAGTAAATTACCTAAACGTGTACTTCCTAAAAAACGTAAAAAATGAAAATTCTTGAATTTATAAAAAGCGATTATAAAATACACGATCGAGATCATCTTGATAAAATCTTGCTGGAACTCTGTGAAGCAGTGATAAAGGGGCAACAAGAAGATCCAGATCATTACGGAATGGTAGCGGCCTGCGTTATGGATAATGATCATAACAAGGTAATATCACTTAATGAACTAACCGAAGACGGTACACGCAAACATGCCGAACGTGTTGCTATAGAAAATTATGAATCTAAATATGGAGATATTCCAGAAGGCAGTATCATACTGACTACCTGTAGTCCCTGCAATGAAGATATGGATGAACGCTACGGTGAAAGCTGTACTGATCTAATCAATAACAGTAATGTACGGAAAGTATATTGTGGGTATATCGATCCAAGCCAGGATAACGAACACAATGACTACACTCTAGAAGAAACAGACAACGATGATATACAAGGTCTCTGTGAAAAATTCGCATCAACATTCCTAAGTGAATCAGCCGCGTGGCATCGCAAGGCTGGTAAAAACAAAAACGGTGGACTAAACAAGAAAGGTATTGCCAGTTATCGTCGCGAGCATCCTGGATCAAAACTACAGATGGCTGTGACTACCAAACCATCAAAACTCAAACCTGGATCAAAAGCTGCCAAACGCCGTAAATCATTCTGCGCACGCATGAGTGGTGTAAAAGGTCCAATGAAAAAACCAAATGGTAAACCCACTCGCAAGGCACTGGCACTGCGCAAGTGGAATTGTGAATAAAAACAGTTGACTTACTAGAAATAAATCTATATACTAGCTTATAGGAGAACATTATGAGCAAAGTATTCGGTGACCCAGAACGGGCAAAGATCAAACAGATCATCGCAGAAGGCGTGACTGTCATGCAGGAAATCCAAGACCTATCAGAAGGTCTCAATGACACTATCAAGGCTGTGGCAGAAGAATTAGAAGTCAAACCCAGCACTATCAAGAAAGCCATCAAGATCGCACAGAAAGACACTTGGGATCAGGTATTCCGTGAATTCGATGATCTCGAAACCATCGTTGATATCAGTGGTCATGCTAATCGCGATGACAACAATCCTAATCGCGATCAAGACTAATGGAGTATATTGCCAATGCCATTACAGACATTTATCGCTGGGCTGAAAGAGATCGTAGAGAGTGGCCACTTAGGTTCTATATTGAAGTTCTGGCTTGGGCTATTAGCGTTTGTTGTAGCCTTACTATGGCCATTACTGTACCTAACCCCCCTCTTCTCATCATGTACCCTATTTGGATTTCAGGGTGTGTTATGTACGCTTGGGCAAGTTGGACTCGCGGCAGCTTCGGTATGTTGGCTAATTACTGCCTTCTTGTTAGTATCGATTCTGTCGGTCTTATAAGAATGCTGACTAAATAAAAATGAGAAAGGTCCTGCGAGCCATAAATCGCACAGTGAAGGTATGCCGGCCATAAACGGTATAAGGAGAAAATATGAGTTATGTTGATGCCCGCTGGGATCGTGAGAAGGATATCGTATCCGTTGTCGAACGAGACCCAAAACTAGGTCGTGTATATCGCGACTATTCCGCCCGTTATCTATTCTATTATCCAGATCAAAGGGGTAAATTCAAATCAATCCACGGTGAAGCACTTAGCAAGGTCACTGCCAAGACCTGGAAAGAATTCATCAAAGAACAGAAGATACACTCCAGCCATAGACTCTATGAAAGCGATATCAATCCCATATTCCGTTGCCTAGAAGATAACTATCTAGGAAAAGAAACTCCAAAGCTCAATGTGGCCTTTTTCGATATCGAGGTCGACTTCGACCCCGAACGTGGCTATGCTAGTCCAGAAGATGCGTTCATGCCTATCACTGCCATCGCTGTACATCTACAGTGGATGGACACGCTGGTCTGCCTAGCAGTACCTCCAAAGACTCTGACCATGGCGCAGGCAGAGGAACAAGTCAAAGATTTCCCCAACACTATCTTGTTTGAGCGTGAAGCAGACATGCTGGATTCATTCCTCAATCTCATAGAAGATGCTGATATCCTAAGCGGCTGGAACTCAGAAGGATTTGATATACCCTACACTGTTAATCGCGTGACCAAGGCTCTGTCAAAAGAAGACACTCGCCGTTTCTGTCTATGGGATCAGATGCCAAAGAAAAGAGAATATGAAAAATATGGAAAAACTGCTATCACTTATGATTTGGTCGGTCGTGTTCATCTGGACAGTCTCGAGCTGTACCGCAAATATACATATGAAGAACGACATACCTACAGACTGGACGCTATTGGAGAAATGGAGATAGGTGAAAATAAAACAGTCTATGAAGGTACCCTAGATCAACTCTACAACAATGACTTCCGCAAGTTTATCGAATATAACAGACAAGACTGTGCCTTGTTAGACAAACTGGATAAGAAACTGAAATTCCTAGATCTAGCCAATACCGTCGCACATGAAAATACCGTGCTACTAGCAACTACTATGGGAGCAGTGGCAGTGACTGAACAGGCTATCGTAAATGAAGCTCATCATAGAGGTATGATCGTGCCCAGCCGTCCTCGCAGAGACGACACGGCAAATACACAGGCCGCAGGTGCCTATGTTGCGTTTCCTAAAAAGGGCATACATGACTATATCGGATCTATGGACATCAATTCACTATATCCTTCAGTAATCCGTGCATTGAACATGGGACCCGAAACCATCGTGGGGCAGTTGCGTCAGGACTACACCAACGATGAAATCGAAACTAAAATTGCCAAGGGATCTAGTTTTGCTGGTGCATGGGAAGGCAAGTTCGGTGCTAACGAGTATGATCTCGTGATGAATCAAGATAAGGCCAGTGATATCATCGTAGATTGGGAAAACGGTGATACTGATATTATGACTGGCGCACAGATCTATGAAATGATCTATGAAAGCAATCGTCCCTGGATGCTGAGTGCTAACGGTACGATATTTACGCATGAGTTCGAAGGTATCATTCCAGGACTGCTAAAACGTTGGTATGCCGAACGTAAAGAAATGCAGGCCAAACTGAGAGATGCGATAAAAGCGGAGAATAAAATTGAAGAAGAATATTGGGATAAAAGACAGCTGGTTAAAAAGATTAACCTCAATAGCCTATATGGTGCTATTCTTAATGCTGGTTGCAGGTTTTTTGATAATCGTATTGGTCAATCCACTACTCTTACAGGACGCCAGATCGCCAAACATATGGCAGGAAAAATCAACGAAGTTATAACCGGAGACTATGACCATGTGGGCAAAGCCATCATCTACGGCGATACTGACTCGGCCTATTTCTCAGCCTATTCAGTATTACGCAAGGAGATAGAAAAGGGCGAAATACCCTGGGACAAAGATTCTGTGGTCAAACTCTATGATACCGTGGCAGAAGCAGTCAATGAAACATTTCCACAGTTCATGCTAGATGCGTTCCACTGTCCAAAGAGTCGCGGTGAGGTTATCAAAGCGGGTCGTGAGATCGTAGCCATCAAAGGTCTATTCATTACTAAGAAGCGTTATGCTGTTCTATACTATGACAAAGAAGGTAAACGGGCAGACGTAGATGGTAAACCTGGTAAGATCAAGGCCATGGGATTAGATTTGAAAAGATCCGACACTCCGGAATTCATGCAGAAGTTCCTAGAGGAAGTCTTGACCCGAGTGCTAAATGGTGCTGAAGAAACAGAGATCTTAGATATGATTTCGGAGTTCCGTACAGAGTTCAAGGCACGACCTGGTTGGGAAAAAGGATCGCCAAAGCGTGCCAACAACATCACAGAGTATGAAGCCAAAGAAAAGAAGTTTGGTAAGGCCAATATGCCCGGACACGTCAGAGCCTCAATCAACTGGAATACTCTTAAACGCATGAATAGTGACAAATACAGCCAACAGATAGTAGACGGTATGAAGGTCATCGTCTGCAAGGTCAAGGCCAATCCTCTGGGCTATACCAGTATCGCCTATCCAGTAGATGAACTGCGACTGCCAAAATGGTTCCAAGAACTACCATTTGACCATGCAGAGATGGAAACAACCATTATCAATAATAAACTAGACAACCTCATCGGGGTACTGGAGTGGGATTTGAAATCAACCACCCAGACCAATACCTTTGGCAATCTTTTTACATTTGAATGAAATTTGCATTGACAACAACCAAAAACCTAAATAAAATATACACAAGGAGAATTATAAATGAAAGACACGCTTAAAGATATCGTAGACCACACACAGAAGTTGGGATTCCTAAACATTGTCAAGGTCACAGGCACAGAAAATAAAACATCCATCGATTCAATGGCAGACGATCGCACCGTGATCATGTTCGCAGAAACCAAGGATCCAAATCCAGACATGATTGGTACGTTTGGTATGCCACAGTTAGAAAAGCTTCGCTATCTACTAGATGGCAAAGAATACCAAGAGGATGCTACTATCGAATTGATTACAGCAGATCGCAACGGCGAAACTCTGCCAGTGGGCCTGCATTTCGAAAACAAAGATGGCGACTTCAAGAACGATTATCGTTTCATGAATCAGGCCATCATCGAAGAGAAACTCAAGACAGTGAAATTCCGCGGAGTGACATGGCACGTTGAAGTAGAACCAAGTGTTGCGGCTGTACAGCGTTTCCAATTCCAAGCAGGGGCCAATACAGAACACACAACATTCTTGGCCAAGACAGACGGCGACGCACTGAAGTTTACGTTCGGTGATGCGGCCAGCCACGGTGGCGAGTTCATATTTGCCACAGGCGTCACAGGTAAGATTACCAAAGGGTGGTCATGGCCAGTGGCTCCAGTATTGGCTATCTTAAGGATCGCCGATGCCAACAATGCCAAGATTGGATTCTCAAATGATGGCTGTATGCACATCGTGTTAGACAGCGGTATTGCCAGTTACGAATATATCATTCCAGCACAGGCCTAATGATCAAGAGCATAAGTTCAACCGGTCGTTACTTCCATGTAAGTGGCGGTAACGCCGGTACCAACTATATCAACAACTACTCCGGAGCACAGGGGATTGGTAACATGAGATTCAATACCGGCAACCAGAATATAGAAATATACGACGGAAATGGTTGGATACAGTTATCTAGTGCTTATGCTACAGTAGGATTAGATCAAGAAGCGGTCGATCTTTTAGATTGGGCCAAGGCCAAACGTGAAGAAGAACGGAAGATTGAACGGTTGATCGAAACCAACCCAGCTGTTAAAATAGCATATGAAGCTGTCGTCAAGGCACAAGAGCAGTTAAAAATAACCACAATATTGAGTAAAGATGAAAAGACCACCAGTTAACCTAACCCCACTCCAAAGCGATTTTGCTGTGTATTTGCCAGCTATCAGCTCGTTCTATAGCACCTATGTAGCCAAACAGAGACTAGAAGAGTTCGTGCCCAAAGATCGTATCCCCGCAGGATTTGATCGAGGTATCGAAGGTATGAACTTTCTCAATCCAGAAGATGGATATTTTACCTACAAGTATGCCCTGTATTCAGCAGGTCACGCACAGTTAGATATCGTCAAGGCACAGACACAGGAGTCTATGATACAACAACGCGATCGCGGTGCTACTATGATCCTAGGTGATTCCGGTGGATACCAGATCGGTAAAGGCGTACTGAAGTTTGATTGGTTGAACTTCGATGGGCCGGCTGCCAACAAGACTCGACAGAGCATCTTGGAGTGGTTAGAAGCCACTGCTGATTGGAGCATGATGCTAGACGTTCCTACCTGGGCCTGCGATCACATCCACTCACCAAAGACAGGATTGAAAACATTTGAAGACTGCTTGGAAAAGACTCGTTTCAACAATGACTATTTCTTGATGAATCGACTAGGTGCTACCAAATGGTTGAACGTGCTACAGGGAAGTGATTGGGACACAGCTGAAAAATGGTATAACGGTGTAAAAGAGTTCTCAGATCCTAAAGGCAAGTATGCTGGTCGTGAGGCAGAAGGTTGGGCATTCGGTGGTGCCAATATGTGTAAGATGGACATCACTCTCAAGCGTCTGATGACTATGCGTGATGAAGGTATGCTTACAGGTAAGAACTGGATACACTTCTTGGGTACAGCACAGTTGGATTGGTCATGCTACTTGACCCTGATACAGAGACAGATAAGGAAACACATCAATGAAGAACTTACCATCAGCTTCGACTGCGCTTCTCCGTTTATCGCAACAGCACACGGTCTCGTCTATACCAACGCAGTCCACACTCCGAAACGTTGGAGCGTTATTATGGACAAGGCATTCGACAACAAGGCACTCGCCGAATCAGACATCCCATTCCCATTCGAAAGTGAAATTGGTCGCAGACTCACAGTAGGCGATATCTGCCACTATGCTCCGGGTATGTTGAACAAGATTGGCAAAGAAGGTAAGACTGCTTGGGATAGTTTCGCCTATGCACTGATGATGGGACATAATGTCTACTGTCATATCGTTGCGGTACAGCGTGCCCAGCAGTTGATGGATATCGAGTGTGCCAAGACAGAGGCTAAAATCAATTGGCGTAGTTGGAAGAAGGTCAAGTCCCAAGATATGAGCGATGAATACTCAGACTGGGTTCCACGCAACATACTCTACTTCAACAAGTTCGTAGCAGAACTATTTGAAACTGCAGATAAGGCGTCGGCCTTTGCTCTGATAGAAGAAGCTGGTCCATTCCTGCGTAGCCTAGAAGGTGCTCGACTACAGGGTGGTCCTGCACAGAATACATTCAATAGCCTATTTGAAACAGTGGTGACCAAACAGGATGAGATCGATTTAGCAAATCCTGATGATGACGATTTAAGAGCTCTAGAGGAGGGATTGATAAATGCCTAGAAAGAAAAAAGAAGAATCAGTAGCATGGCCCAAGGTGACCAAAGGATCTCACCTTACTGTGTATACTCACGAGGATGGTAAGACCACATTAGAGTGGGATGATGAAGCATTGTCCCGTGATGTACAGGCCGCATTAGATAGTTTAACAGAAGTCAAACCCAAAGCCGCACGTAAGAAGAAAACAAAGGAGAATTAAAATGGCATCAAAATTAAAAAAATTAGCAAAAGTAAATGAATCAATCACACTCAATCGCTATGACAATGGCTGGATGGTCGAAGTAGGAGGTCGTGATGACGACAGCGATTGGAAGACTGCCAAGATCATGTGTAGCACTGAAGAAGAAATGATCGCTGTGATCAAAGAGTGGAACACTATGGATGTAGATAACTAATCATGGCTACATGGACCGTTAAAACCTACTACAAGAAAAGCTGTCAAGAAGTTGAACACTGGCGTCAAAACGAAGGCGAAGGACGACTTACTGTTACCAACGGTTTCCGTTGGGGCGAGTGGACCGTAGAAACCTCAGATGACAATCCACCGGAGTTTGATTTCGTAGAAGTGCCCGGTGGTGACGGCAAGCGAGACAGCATCAATATGCTCGATTGCTCATATAAAAATATTGAAAATGTAGAATTGGTCAGCATGGACGATGGCGGATGCTGGTATGACGTTGATATCGAAGGACTGGACGAAGAAGCTGAAGAAGAGCTACAAGAGTTCATCGATGAAAACAGCGTCTACGATCTAGAAGATCGCGAAGAAGATTCTTGGTATAACGATGAAACTGAATGGTGGATCTGGGGACCAATTGAAATCTTAGACGAGTCAGGGGAGCGTGTGCGTATTATTGCTGCCGATGCAGATGGTAATGTCGTTGAGTTTGTGGAGGAATGATGAAAACTCTAGATGAAGTATTTGATATTATTGAATCATTAAATGACGAAGCACACAGCGATGCTTGGGACAGTTGGGTTGCCGCAGACGAAATGGCCGAAAACGATGATGATGAATCATACGAAATGGCCGAAAATATGCGTGAGGAAGCCAGCGATGAACAGGCTGAATATTTCCGAGATGCCTATTATAGTCTCGAAGAAGAGGATCAAGAGGCGATCAAACATTGGTTAAAGGAAGATGAATCTTTCAAAGAACAATTACAAGATTGGTTCGGCCATGAAGAATTCGATGAAGAATTTGGTGAAGAATCATGATAAAGAAAATCTTAGATGAGATCAAGGTGGAATCAGATAAATTAAAAGAATTCCGATTTATCATATTTGTTGCGGCCTATGTACTGTTCAGTATGGTGGGCGCATATAATCTTGCTCATCTGATCACATTCTGTTATATTATACTATTGCTTGAACAGCTTGTTTCAAAGAAAGACTAATGGACTATATCTTATTTTTACTAATGTCGATCTTGTCATTTTATGCAGGAAAGCAGGCGGCCGATAATAATAATAAAAAACATCAGCCATCCACTGACGACAAATTGAA